GCTCTAACCAAACATCCTTCCAAACACCATCTTGCCCACACCACTCTGCGGGGGTCTGACCACCGTAGTTTCCTGAGCGTTGAGCGACGATGCGAAGTCCATCAATTGATGACTGGATGGTGAACTTTCCACCACGGGAGATCATGTAGATCTGACGGGCAAATGGGTCTAACCCTGTGCGTTGGCAATAGTGGTGAAATACCTTCATATCGCCTTCAGATGCCCCTGTAAGCCCTAATTGCTTGAGTGCAGCAACTTGGGTAGGAGTCCAGTTATCCTGCTCTGAGGTGAGAGCTAGGCTTTTTTCAGTCATAATCGAACCTTTCGTTTGGGGCTTCTAATTGCCCGTGTAGCCGTAATCTATCGGAGCATAATCTTTAATGTCAACAACCCCGTAATCTGTGTTTTGGGTGTGTCGCGTGAGAGGATTGCCTTATGGCATTTTCATCAATCGAGATCAGACTGGGCGGCCTATGGGTGTCGGTCCAAAGCGAGTTAACCTACCCTGATGGGATAGATGACCTGACCTCTAGGGCGCTTTTCATGTTTAAGGAAAGCGTAAATACAGCCAAGGCAAACAACATTGATATAACGGTGATGAGTTTGATGACCGGATACCCCGAGGATACTGACGAGTGACAACCATTATTGGAATTCAATACGACGACTCTTGCCTTATCGTTGCTGATTCCAGGGTAACCGATGACTCAGGAAAGATCTTCAGCCATCCAAATATGACCAAGATCAATGAGCGCGGAGCGTTTTTGATTGCCGGTGCTGGTGAGATTCTTCCCTGCGATGTAGTTCAACATTCTTGGAACCCACCACGCGTAACCGCTAGAGATAAACAGAACCTCTATCATTTCATGGTAGTCAAAGTAATACCTTCTATACGCAAATGCCTAAAAGAGAATGGCTATAACTTTGATGAAAATGGAGATGACCGCTTCAGCTTTTTAATTGCTGTATGCGGTCAACTCTTTGAACTCGATGACAATCTCGGGATCACTCAAAACAATACAGGCTTTTATGGAATTGGATCGGGAGCGCCCTATGCTCTTGGAGCATTAGCAGTTGGTGCTAAGCCAATAGAAGCGATGGATGTTGCAACTGATCTCACCGCTTTTACTGCGCCACCGTATCAACTTGCTGAGCAATCCTCTTAATCATTCGTCTTTTTTCCCAAGAGCAATGTCTCTGATGCGTTGTTGCGGTACACCAAAACGCTTTGACAATTCAATAACATTTATCGCTTTACCTTTCACGACTTTATATTCTTTGCGAATAATTTTTACTGCTTCTTCATCCAACATGGTTGACCTTTCTAGTATCTACCGTGGATGAATCCAACCCCAATCCCTAAAATAAAGCAACCGATCATGGTCAGCATTAGTCGAGCCACACCTGGTATTGAGCTGTGACGCGACCCTTGATGGGATCTACGAAGTGAAGGCGTTGGCTAGGCATACCTGATGCGGCCATCGAATCACGGGCGTATCTATTATCGGACTCAGTAGAGCCAGTCCAATAAAGATTGAAGTTCTTTTGAATAGGCTCTTGTGCATGGCGATGGTAGTGACCAAGATATATGTCATGGAAATCATAATCGTGAGCGCCAGCCTTCCAACGGTTAGCACCAGCGATCCATGCAGCAGGAGAAGCAAAGCCCGAGCGACCAAGTTCATCACCGTGCATCAACAATGCGCGGTAATTGCCAACAGCAACTTCTTGTATATCTTCAGGGCAATCTTCCCAAGTAAGGCGCTTCTCACCGGCAAGGATCTGCCGAGACATTTCATAGACCATGCGATCCACATTGTCGCTCTTAGGAACTTCAGCTCTCTTGCCACCGATGCGCCCGTGGTTTCCCCACTCAGCAACAACGGTTACCTTCTCAAAGTTAGCAAGCATCACGCGAACAAAGTCCACGCAAAGGCGAGATACCTGGGTAAATTGACCAAAGAGCGAAGCATCGATCTGCCACAACTGAGCAGGATAGTTAAACAAACCTTCAACCATGTCCCCACCAAACATCACTACGCACTCGCGTACTGGATGATGCGCTCGCTGTAGTTCAGTTAGGTGAACGATCTTGTCTGCAAACTGAAGAACTCTCTTACGCATAATCTCTGAGTTGTAAGAAGTAGTTACCTTTGCACCCTGCCAGTCGGTTGAGTGAACAAGTGCAACTTCAGGAGAGACCTTGCGCTTATCTGCTTTAGGTGATGGAACTGCTGGAACTTTACCGAGAGTAAGCATCGCTTCATACGCACCACGGTGAGTTGCTACTACAAGTTCATCGTTGCGGATCTTTGCTTTTGATAGTTGCTTCTGAGCGTTGTTAAGCGCCTTACGAAGTTCTACGATTTCCGGATTTGATTCTTTTTCCAACTGCTCTAAATCATCCTCTAGCGCCAAGGCATTGACCCCTTCTATGACGAGACACAACACCTTCGCTGAGGTTGTATCCATTCTTGCGAAGCACTCGACTCAAAGATGAGCTAGTGATGTTTTTATCTTCAACGCGTTCTGCAATTAACTTGGCTTCTTCTTTCGGAAGGGTTTCTAGAAAAGTACAAAATGTACATTTGCCTCTAGAAGAATGTACAAAATTATCTTTGTTCTTGAGGTCATCAAGAAGTCCCACTATGCACCCACGATCTCTCGACCCACGGTTACATAACCCACAATGTCATCCCAAGAATCTGAGTAGGTGGGATTCTTCAGGACTCTTACTGATTTCAAAGCGATCATCATTACTGCTACCTCTTCAGGAGCAAGATCATCGGTATGGAGAATAGCTCCCCATAAGCGACCTATGAGTGCGAAGTTCTCAGACGCATCCCCATACTTTTCTTGCCGATCTTCAAGAATTTGGTCAATCATGTTCAACCCTTTCTATTGGTTGAACGAACTCTAACAGGTTACACGCCGTAAAAGCAGAAACACCCCTAGATCGGTAGGGGTGTTTCGCGGGGGCAACAGACTTAACCCACTAGCGGTTAAGGTTGTAAAACTAGGATACCTGAAAAGTTCCGCAATCGATAACAGGGATCTCGGGCGAGTCGGTAATCTGCGCCCACACCTTCCATATACCTACCCCGTAAGTACCCGTTAAAAAGCCTGTAGCGCCCTGTAGGAGCGTTGCGGGGAACCAGTCAGCATCAGTTGGTCGGGCGGTAGGTTTGATGACCGCAAACTCCACGGCATCGGTATAAGCCACATTGTCCAGGGTGACCAACACCGGCTGGAATTCAACGCTCTCGCGTGGGTAAATATTGGTCATTGGAGATATGCCTTCCATCGTTTGTCTTGGAGTGAGCCAATGTTGTTCTTGTCCCCAAGAATAGCACCCCATCGACGAGTAGCCATTATAGCCTCATAGTTTCTTGGAGCTACGATGACTGAATCATCTCGCTGGACCGACAATTCTGCGTACCACCGGCGAGGAAGAATCTCACCAAAGGTTTGAATATCGTGGTCATTAAGCGGGCTTACGCGCTTGATCTTAAAGGTAAGTTTTGCAGTAATAGCCAAGGGAACCGCAACTGCATAATAAGTCTTGGAAATGTTTTGCAAGAAAGTTGCAGAAATTATTATTGGATTGACACTTGCGTATCGGGTGACACTTGCATCGCAAGTAAATGTTGCGCTTGCCGAAATGCTAGTTGAAGCGGTTAAAGAGTGAAGGGCATCGCTTGTTAATGTTGTAATTACCTGTGTTGATGTATTTGCAACTTCAGCATTGTAGGCTGTTGAAGATAGAGTAGTTGTAACAGCGGTAGAAGAAGTAATTTTTTGATCTTTAATTACATCTGCTGTTTGTGTTGCAATTACAGAAGTAGATGTTGCTGCCTTTTGATCTTTTTTGGAATCAGCAGTTTCGGTAGCAGTTACTGAAAGAGAAGAAGCGCCGTAATGCGTTACATTTGCCGCGCTTGTAAGTGTTGTTAATATTGCAGTAGTAGATGCAATAAGACTGTTATTAGAAGCAGACCCAGTTGTTGTTGCATTAGCATTGAATGTTTCATCTGCATATTGAGTTTTAAGAGCTGCTGTTATTTCAACATCTGCAATAGTTAAATTAGCCTGAACAAGCATTGCCCTATAAACATCAGCAGTTCCGGCAAATGTTGTATTACTAGATGATTGAATATAAGAAGTTCTAAGTCCATCGCCAGTTAATGTGGCGGTAAAAGCGCTAGGTGCTTGAGCAATTCGAGTTACTACACCATCTGCAGTAAGGCTGGCTACAAATGATGAATTAGAAGAGATAAGTGTATTAAGTAAAACAACACTAGATGTTGTTGAAGTAATTGGTGTAGATGCTGAAGCAATTCTATAAACAACACCATCTGCTGTTATTGTAAAGATAACTGGCGTTGATGCTTGAAGATAAGAAATGCGAAGGGAATCGCCAGTAAGATTTGCTGCAAATGAACTTGTTGTTTGTGCTAAACGGGTAACATTTCCATCAGCGGTAAGCGAAACAGTAAATGGTGAAGATTCAGCACCATAAACGGTGCGGAAAGAATCTGCGGTAACGGTTGCAGTAAGTGAAGTTGAAGCAGAAATACTCTGACCGCGTGAAGAATCTGCGGTCAGAGTACCTGTAAACGACGAACTTGAATCGACATATATTGCAATCGCACCTAGCCAAAAGGCAGGTGACGGACTGTAAAACTTGCCGTCATAGGTTAAGGCGCTGGACTTAGTAAGACCCATGACTTAACCCCCTGTTACTGCGAAAAAGAACTAAGCAGCCAAAGGTGAAAGTGAAACTCCCAAAGTTGTGAATGTAAGAGTGTCTGTATTCACGACTGACTTAGATGTTGTAAGAGCTGCTGACCAAAGGAAGTTTCCTGCAGTTGAAGCATCCCATACAGAGATGTGCGTAATTGTCTCTGTTGCTGTCATTGTAAATGATGGCGAGTTTGACAATGCAATTGCCCCTGCTGATGCAGCAGAGAAAGTTGCTGATGATCGAGTAGTAACAGCAGATGAATTTGCTGTTCCTGCTGCTCCTGGATCGGCTGTGTGTAGCTTGATATAAGTTCCGGCAGGAGCAGTAAATGCTGTACCGCGAAGCATATTTAGCCAGTTATTAGCCAGGGTTGTAGTCGCTAGTCCTACAGTCATTCTTGCTCCTTATTTTCTTCTTGGGGGGTTGCTTTGGTTATTTCTGCATCAGCAGTAAAAACCAATCCCATTACTGTGTTAGACATTATATCTTAATTAAGCCTGTGGCTTATCGAGAACAGTCGCATCAGCAGCAACAAGTGCCTTGCTTGGAGCAGGGAACTGATCTGCTGGATTAGCCCAACGATAGATCAATGGAAGAATTGCAGCGCCACCGGCACTAAGCAAACCCTTGACTGAAGTTGTGTGGTGCAAAAGGTATTCAGCAGTTACTGCACCTACGAAGATGTGCGCCCATTGTGAAAGAACAGTCCACACTTTAGGAGATACATTAAAGAGATATTTGTTAGCCATTTTCAATCCTTTACTAGATTAGGAATGGGCGTATGCCCAAGGGAATAATACCCCTAGGACTGCCACTTAGGGCGAATTACAGCCTTAACAACTAACGGTGAGCGTACTTTTGCGTAAACACCGTCTCCGTTGCTTTGGTTTACGCCTACATGGTCGGGTCCAGTATTGCCTTCGATAGTCGGGATCAACTTTGTATGAGGATCCATAGGCCCTGTAGCGATGCCAGTATGTTCAGCAACCCCGCTATGAGTCCAGTCAAAGAGAAGTACATCTCCCATTTGAACCTGAGAGATAGGTACGATCATGTTGTGGCTATGCGCCCAAGATTCTAGAGATGGGCAGTAAGAGAATTTTTCAAGAGCTGATATTGCCTGTGCTTGATCGAAGCACCATGAAACAAAGATAGCGCACCATGAGACATGGTTTACGCCGTACCAAACACCAAACTTATTGTCGTTGTTAGCGCCTTCTTTATAACCAACCTGCGCCTTGGCTGCGGCAACCACTGCGACTGCTTGCTTACTCATTTGTCGTACTTTGCTTTCATTACCTCAACATCAATTTTAATAGACTGTTGATTTTCAAGTAGCTCTTCTACTTTGTTAATCAAGCCAGTCTTACCATCGTTATAAAGCGCGTATGTAATCTTAGCCAATTGATCTTTGAGTTCATCAGTATGCTTTTGAATCGTATGCTTGGCAATAAGGCTAAGCCCCGCAAGCAATGCTACGGCTACAAAGAAATACGAATAGACTATCGTTGCGGTATCTGATGACATGATTGCGCCTTTGCGGTTATTAAATTTCTAAAATATAAATAGGAGATGTGCTTGAAGCGGTAATCGCCCAAAGTTCAGCGCTACCTGCAAGATCAAATGTAATCTTATCATTGGCATCCATCTTGTAACCTGTTGTTGCAGTTACATTACGGTCACCAAGAAAAACTGCTGTAGTTTCTGCATGGATAGATAACTTGCGGGTTGATCCGGCTTGATCTGCAATCTTAACTGCTGTAGTTCCTGCTGTGTATTGTGCTGAACGCATTAAATCTCCCTAGATTATTTAATGCCTAATCTTACTCTATTAGATTAACTAAAGAGCGTGTTCTACCCTGAGATAATTGTGTGTACACCTGAGTTGTTGCTACAGATGAATGACGCATAAGATCTCGAACCGCCAGCAAATCACCGTTAGATTTTTCGAGCATGGTCGTTGCAAAGTAATGACGAAGGCTGTGAAAGTGTTTAGCGTTCGGTCCAAGGATTCGACGCATTTCATCAGCAGCTTTTTTAGAGAACCGATTTGGATCGCATTTCCATAATGGTCCGAGCGTGTTATAACTTTTGATGACTTCGGCAACTTTTGCAGCAACCGGCACTACAAGATCTGTCTTACCCTTACCAATAACCCGTAATGAATAGCCACCGTTATCTTCAATCAGATCAGCGCCTTCGATCTTCGCTACCTCATGGGCGCGAAGCCCGACCATACCGCCAAGAATGAACCAGTCTTTGTAGGGTTGGGTTGCTTCAGAAATCAATTTATCAAACTCGCCCTTAGTAATGGGCTTAGGGACACCCCTGCCTGACTTCACATTGGGTAAGTCGGCTGCAGGGTTATTGCCATTGACAAGATCCATCTTGTTCAGGTGCTTGTAAATCGACCTAAGCCTAGACACATAGTTTGCCTTGGTGCTTTGCTTAGTAGCTGAGAGAACTATCTTCTCGAGATCCTGGACTGTGGCTATGGCTGGATGAACGCCAATGCGCCGGATAATCTGCCAGTCTGTGCGGATCACATAGGGTGAAAAGCCCGAAGTGTCATACCGGTTTTTGAGCTGTCGGTATATCTCTTCGAGGGGTACTAGATCCATTTACCCACTATAGCGTGTTAACTCTCGGTGGAGTGTTCCCTACCGCTTCAAGGTTCTAAGAAAGAACCAGCGCTTGAGGCGCAAGATAGGCCGATATTTGATTTTGTTTAAAAGCC